AAAGTTTATTAAAAAAGAAATGCTTCGCATTAGTGAGGACTCTGACGAGTTCCAGCTCTCATACAACTGTAAATGGTTGTTGGAGAGAGGAATGTTCGTTACATCCTCAATCATGGACGACCTCGGAGATACCTCGCAAGAAATTGTTAAGAGCTGGCACCGTTCTCCGGTCGTGGTCGGCATCGACCCGGCACGTAAGATGGACTCAACAGTTGTTACAGTTGTGTGGGTAGACTGGGATCGTCCTGATGAGTACGGTTACTATGATCATAGAGTATTAAATTGGCTTGAGATGCAGGGCGATGATTGGGAAGAGCAGTATTTCCAAATCCAACAGTTCCTATCATCCTATGATGTGCTTGCAATAGGAATCGACGCCAATGGTGTTGGTGATGCAGTGGCCGGAAGATTAAAGATCTTGATGCCTCGTGCAGAAGTAATTCCGGTTACATCTAGCCCTACCGAGCAGTCAAAGCGTTGGAAGCACCTTCAGGCGCTAATTCAACGTCAGATGGTATCCTGGCCTTCTCATGCTAAGACCCGTCGCCTACGTATTTGGAAAAAGTTTTACCAACAGATGACAGATGCCGAAGTCCAGTACAAAGGCCCTAACTTTTTGGTAGCTGCTCCAGATGAGGTCCATGCCCACGATGACTTCGTGGACTCACTAGCATTAGCTTGCTCCCTTACCCAAGAACTAGTTATGCCAACAATTGAAGTTTCAGCAAGTCCTTTCTTCTAAAAAGTACCTCTTTAGGCTGACTAATGCCTAAATAGAAGCGAGAATAATGCATGAGGACCTCAATCCCAATCCTATAGGAGAATAAAAAATGGCAGTAGAAAATATCGCCCCAACACCTCAGTTCCCTGAGAAGGTAGGCGCAACTTACGAACGTAAGATGTCACCTGCAACACCAGGCCTTCGTGGCCCACTTCGTTTTGAAGAAGGTATTGCAACAGACACAGATGTACCAAATGACTTCCAACTTGGTTTGGATCAAGGTTATGACACTCCAGAAGGACGTCCTAACCACAACATGAACGTTATGGAAAAGTATGCAGAAGAGACAATGCGTGAGCGTGCTCACGTTGGATCAGCTGCATGGGTCGAAGCTCCAACATACCTAGGCGAGTTCGCTCAAGGTAACTTTGGAGATCACTCAACAGTCGTTATCGAAGAGGTTGTACGCAGTGGCTCACGCCAGGAGCGTATGAACCCAGCTTCAGTCTTAGACTAAAACATACGATAGACTATACTGGTCTCCAGCTCTGTACCCCTTTCTCCGGAGCTGGAGACCTATATAGGAGGAGACCATGGCACAACCGAATAATCCGAAGCTGTACAACTTATTGTTGTCACAAGCTAAGGCAAAGTATCCTTCTCGCAAGATAAATGGTTTAAGTTTCCCAGCTGCTAAGTGGTTTGGAAATGAATATGCAAGACAAGGCGGCGGCTTTGTGGATTCAATTAAAGAAGTTGATCCAAAACTACGTGATGTAAAGCAAGAAAATATTGAGAAAGAAAAACGCAAAGAAGCATTAGAAAAAAAGAAGAAGAAACAATCAGGTTTCGTCGTTTAAGTTGGGGGCAACTATGAAGTCAGGATGTAATCAATGAGCGGTGGTATGGATTTTTCACCTCCCAGTTATAGGGCGGCATCATCTGATCTAACCATCTCTATTTCACCACTCGGTTTGGTGGAACTTGCTGATGAAGAATTTGAAGTACACGGACCACGCCTAAATCGTTATTCACTTAACTGGGCAATGTACCTAGGCCATCACTGGTCTTATCGCCGTGAAATTGGCGAATCACAAATGGTATATAACTACTACCGTGCTTTTACAGATTTTATTATTAACTTTACTTTTAGCCGTGGCGTTATGTTCCGCAGCCCGCAACAGACTGAGGCAATCGTCCCAGACATCCTAAAGCGTGTGTGGGAAATTGACAACGACAAGCACGGTATCCTATGGGAAATGGGTCAGCAAGGTGGAGTCTCAGGTGACTGCTTTGTTAAAGTAGCCTATGAAGAAGCTTATGAAGACTCTACCGGTCGTCCTCATCCAGGGCGTGTACGTATTCTTCCTCTTAACTCTTCTTTTGCATTTCCGGAGTTCCACCCACACGACCGCTCACGTTTGATTCGTTTCAAGCTTAAGTATCGTTTCTGGGGAACCTCTATTGAAGGCACACGCCAGGTTTATACCTACACCGAAATTTTGACTGATGACCGCATCGAAGAATACATTAACGACGAGCTCATTGATAGCCGTCCTAACCCTATTGGCGTTGTCCCAGTCATTCACATTCCTAACGTCCGTGTTTCTGGATCCCCATGGGGACTTTCAGATTGCCACGACGTTATTACTCTTAACCGCAATTACAACGAAGTTGCAACAGATATTGCGGACATCATTAACTACCACGCAGCTCCTGTAACAGTTATCACAGGCGCTAAGGCATCCTCTCTAGAAAAGGGCCCTAAGAAGGTCTGGGCGGGCCTTCCTAAGGACGCACAGGTCTTTAACCTAGACGGAGGTGGGCAAGGCCTCATGGGGGCTATGGAGTACCTTAAAATCGTTAAGACGGCTATGCACGAAATGGTTGGTGTTCCTGAAACCGCACTTGGTCAGGTACAGCCTATTTCTAACACCTCTGGTGTTGCCCTAGCTATCCAGTACCAGCCTTTGATGAATCGTTACCACCAGAAACTGGTGCAGTACGAAGAAGGCCTACAACGAATCAACGAGCTAGTTCTCTTGACCCTTGCATTTAAAGAGCCAGAGTTGTTTACTTATAACCCGGCTGTTAACGGCCCAATTAAGCAAGGCCAGCTTGCACAGCTAGATTTTGCAGACCCAATTACTTACGAGTCAATTGTCCACATGCCACCTCCACTTCCACTAGATAAATTGATCGTACTCAACGAAATCCAGCAGAAGATGAATATGCAGCTTGAAAGCCGTGAGGGAGCCCTACGTCAACTTGGCGAAGAATTCCCAGATCAGAAGCTCGAAGAAATTCGTGCAGAGCTTATTCAAGACGCTAAGGCAGATGGAGCTATTGCTCTCGTTAAGCAACAGATAAATTCAGCGATCACATCACTTACTGGTATGATGCCTGATGGAACTCTTCCTCCTGGAGCAGCTCCTGGAGATGGTACTGGTCCTGGTCCGTTAGGACAACCTGGAATCATTACCCCATTTGAAGAAGCAACACTTGGACAGCTTCAACAAGAAATTGTTGTAAAGGCATACGGTATGCAAACTCCTCGACAGAGTGCAAGCACCCAAACCGATACACCTAATTCTGAAGAAAACCAGTGATTTAGGCTGACAAATTGTAAAAAATTTGTCAGGCTATATACCAAACTAACCCGCAGGTCATCGTGGCATTAAATCGGACAACGACCTCTTAACCTAAAGGAATACGCATGTCAGAAACAACATCAAATGTTGTTGATAGTGCAGTGGCTCAAGAAGCATTTACTTCTGAAGTTGCAGGCACAGCATCACCAGCACAGCAAGCAGTAGTACCTCCTGTTACAGATTCAAAGGCAGGATATACAGAAGTAGATCTTCAAAGAGTTCGGGAACAAGAGAAGTCAAAGCTTTACCCACAGATTGATTCACTCAAAGAAGAAATTAATCTACTTAAGAAGGACCGCGAAGCGCAGCTTGCAGAAGCTAATCGCATTGCGGCAGAGAAAGAAGAAGAAGCCCGTAAGAAGGCAGAAGCTGAAATGGATGTTCGTGCACTTCTTGAAAAGAAGGAGCAAGAATGGGAATCCAAGCTCGAAGAAATTCGCCAAGAAGGTGCTCGTAAAGATGCACTTCTAGAGCGTGAGCGTCAGTATGCTGAACTTACAGCTTACCGTAATCGTCGCCTTGCTGAAGAGCAAGACAATATTATGCCTGAGCTTGTAGATCTAATCTCAGGAAATAGTGTAGACGAGATAGAACAGAGTATTACTGGGCTTAGAGAACGTTCGTCTAAGATCCTAGAATCGGCGCAGCAAGCTATGCAATCTGCTCGTCGTGACATGAAAGGCACAAGCACCACGTTGCCACCAACCATGGAAAACAATTCGGCACAACAACAGTTCACCGCGGATCAGATTGCCGCAATGTCGGTTACCGAGTACGCAAAATACAGAGATCGTTTGTTCCCAGGAGCAAACAATCAAAATAAGGGAATCTTCGGGTAAGTAATTACCTTTTAAATCAACCTAACATATATGAATAAGGAGTAACACCGACATGGCATCAGCCGTAACAGGTACCGGCAATTTAGCCGCAGCACCTACCGCGTATTCTGGTTCTAACAGCCAGCTTACACAAGCAATTCAGACCATCTGGTCAAAGGAAATTCTTTTCCAGTCAATGCCTATCCTTCGCTTCGAACAGTTCGCTGTTAAGAAGACAGAACTAGGCGTCGCACCAGGTCTACAGATCAACTTTATGCGTTACAACAACCTAGGCTTCGCAGCTCCATTGGTTGAAGGCGTTCGTATGTCAACAAATGCATTGACAGCGCAACAGTTCTCAATCACAGTTGCAGAGCACGGTTATGCAATCGCAGTATCAGAACTTCTTCTTAACGCATCATTCGATGACGTTATGGCATCAGCTTCACGTCTTCTTGGACGTAACATGGCTCTCTATCTTGATGGCCAGGCTCGTGACACACTTATGGCTGCATCTTCAGTCATTTACGGTGAGGATCGTTCAAACCTATCAGCAGTTAACAACTGGTATGCAGACGGTACAAAGGGCACATCACGTGCTTCACTTACCGGAGAATTCAACCTCTCACCAAAGACAGTTAAGGATGCAGTAGAAACACTTGCAACCAAGAACATCCCTCGCCTAGGTGAGACATACGTTGCATTCGTGCACCCACACCAGAGCCGCAAGCTACGTGACAATCCAGAATTCATTGAAGTCACAAAGTACGCAGCTCCAGGAAACTTCATGCTTGGTGAAATCGGTCGTCTATACGACACAGTATTCATTGAGACAACTCAGATCCAGAAGGTAACAAACGGTGCTGGTGCAAACTACACCACAGATACAGCTGTTGATCCAGCTTCTATCGTTTACCCAACTGGTGGAGGATACACAACTCCATCAACAAAGACAGGTAACGGTAACAAAGATCGTTACTCAGCAATCTTTATTGGAGACAACGCATTCGGTCACGCTATCTCACTTCCAGTTGAGCTTCGTGACGGCGGTATTCTAGACTTCGGTCGTGAGCACGCTCTTGCTTGGTATGCAATCTACGGTCTTGGTCTAATCACTGATCAGTCTGTAGTTATCGCAGAAACCAACTAATTTAATAGGGGGCGGGGTAAAACCCGCCCCCACCCTAAAAAACTATCTAACAGGAGAATACACATCGTGGCAAAAGCAAAAGTTACAGACGTTACAGGACGTCAAAGAGAAGAACAAATCAAGGCCAACGCAGAAGCTCTTGCTGAGCGTGCTGGCGAAATGGCTATGGCAACAGCGGCAAAAGATTACCGTGATGCTACAGAAGTTGTAGATCTTACATCTTCTCGACCAACAGTAATCGATGAGGTTGAAGATCTCGGCGTAAGCCTCGCAGACGACTCAGTTGTCGTTCGTGTTGCAGAAGACCTTGAAATGATGACAATTGGAGCAGGCAACCACTACTCTTTCCAAGCCGGC